ATGGAAATTACAAAAGACTTTCTTTTGTCTGAGATCAAGCGTCTTGAGGCAGAGCGTAACCAAGCATCTAGTTTTGTTACAGCTTCTCAGGGCGCCATCGATGCATATACTGCATTAGTGGAAAGATTAGACGCTAAAGAAACAAAAGGGGAATAATTATGGCAATGCAATATGATGTAAATTCAGCAACGGCTGCGGCTAATGCTACAACTACAATATTTGCTGCTGCGGCTCGTATTAAAGGTATATTAATTAATTATACTGCAGCAACTACACTAACAATCAATGATGGTACATCAGGTACAGCCAAATTTACTTATACAGCTCCAGCTGGCGCTGCGGGTTCTGTTTATGTAGCAATTCCTGGTGAAGGTATTCGTTGTGCTACTAACATTTCTGCTGTAGCTAGTGCGGGATTAACAGCTCAAGTATTTTATGGCTAACAAGAAAAAAGGTCCTAGCTTAGCAATCGGACGTGGTGAGAAACTTCCTGTGTCGAAAGGTGCAGGGCTCACGGCTAAAGGTCGTGCAAAGTATAACGCAGCTACTGGGTCAAACCTAAAGGCTCCTCAACCACAAGGTGGACCTCGTAAGAAGTCATTTTGTGCTAGGATGTCTGGTATGCCTGGTCCTATGAAAGATGAAAAAGGTAGACCTACTAGGAAAGCCGCATCACTAAAAAGGTGGAATTGCAAATGAGCACAGAACGAGAACTAGCAGAACATGGTGTTGAAATTAAACACATTCAAGCGGACGTAGATACAATTATGGAAGACATGGACCAATTAAAAAACCGTTTAGATAGTATTGAAAAGACACTAGAAGAAATTAAGGGTGGCTGGAAAGTATTTATTTTTATTGCAGGTTTAGGATCAGCATTTATTAGTTGGTTAGTTACACACTGGCTTAAGTAGGAATTTATATGAAAGCTTTTATAGAAAAGGTGTTTAAAATGAAAAAACAAAAGGAATTATTAGATGAAATTACTCATTCAGAAGTTACAGAAGAAGTTACAGAAGTTGTTGTCGAAACTATCAAGCCTAGTAAAAAAGAAACTAAAGTTGAAGTAGAAGTTCAACACACAGATACAAAGGCTGATTAAATGCCTAGTAAGTCTAAGAAACAACATAACTTAATGGCAGCAGTAGCTAATAATCCAGCCTTCGCTAAGAAAGTTGGAATATCAAAATCAGTAGGAGAAGAGTTTATGAAAGCAGATAAAACTAAGAAGTTCGGATCAGGCGGAGCACTAAAAGAAGTTGACTCAAGTGACAATCCTGGATTATCAAAATTACCAACGGAGGTTAGAAATAAAATGGGCTACATGAAAAAAGGTGGTATGGCTAAAAAAGGCATGAAAGAAGGTGGCATGATGGATAAGAAAGATATGGCGCAAGATAAAAAGACAGCTAAAAAAGCTATTGGCATGCATGAGAAACAACTTCATGCTGGTAAAAAATCAGACTTAACTAAGCTTAAAAAAGGTGGTATGGCTAAAGGTTGTGGTTATGCTAAAGGCGGCGGCATTGAAGTTCGCGGTAAGACTAAAGGAAAGATGTGCTAATCATGGCTGAAGATAAAAAACTTATGAAAGTAATTAAAGAAGGAGACATGTCTCCTGAAACTAAAGCATTACCTGATGAAACTCGCCCAACTCCAAAAGGCATTGGTAGTTCTGAAAAAGATATGAGCCCAGACCCTAAAAAAGGAGCTCTTAAAGGCGCTGAATTAGGTGGACTTAAAAAATATGCTCCAAGTAAAGAAGTTAAAAAGTTTGATGAGAACTACAAAAAAGGTGGTATGGTTAAATCTTCAGCATCTAAACGTGCTGATGGTATCGCTGTAAAAGGCAAAACTAAAGGAAAGATCTGCTAATGAGACCTTCACGTGGTATGGGCGCTATAAAGAAAACTAAGATACCTAGTGCTACTGAGAACACTATGCCTAAAGGCAAAGTAAAAGCACGTCGTGACAACACAGACTTTACTCAGTACAAAGAAGGTGGACCTGTAGGACTATATGCAAATATAAATGCTAGAAAGAAAAAAGGCATTTCACGTGCTAAATCAGAGTCTACAATATCACCAAAAGCATATGCAAACATGAAGGCAGGATTTCCTAAAGGGAAAAAATAATGGTTGATAGAACCTCAGGTACAAGTACCTTTAATTTAGATTTAAACAATCTCGTTGAAGATGCGTTTGAACGTTGTGGTCAAGAGTTACGTACTGGGTATGACTTAAGAACTGCACGTCGTTCACTTAATATTATGACGGCTGAATGGGCTAATCGAGGTATTAACTTGTGGACTGTAGAACCGGGTCAAATTAATCTACAACAAAATCGTATTATGTATCCATTACCTGTAGACACCGTTGATCTTCTTGACATGGTGACGCGTACTGGAACAGGACAAAACCAACAAGACATTAATATCAATCGTATTAGTGAATCAACATACATCACTATACCTAATAAAAATGCTACAGGCCGTCCTATCCAAGTTTGGATTAATAGACAAAGTGGCCAAGAGAACCCTACTACAATTCTTACAGCTGAAGTATTAGATGCAACAGAAACTACAATTACTTTAACATCAACTGTAGGCTTAGCACAATTTGGGTTTATTAGAGTTGATAATGAGACTATTCAGTACGGTGGTATTAGTGGTAATGATTTAACTGATTGTATACGCGGTGCTAATAATACAACTGCGGCAACACACATTACAGCATCTAAAATTTATGTACAGAACTTACCTACAGTTAATGTATGGCCTGCACCTGATCAAAGTAATTTTTATCAGTTTGTGTATTACAGATTAAGACGTATTCAAGACGCGGGTAACGGGATTACTGTAGAAGATATTCCGTTTAGATTTATTCCATGTATGGTAGCTGGTTTAGCTTATTATTTAAGCCTTAAAATACCAGGTGCTGAGATGAGAATTGAGATGTTAAAAGCAGCGTATGAAGAAGCATTCCAATTAGCAGCTGACGAAGATAGAGAAAAAGCGAGCGTTCGATTTGTACCTCGTGAAATGTTTTACCACGGATAATTAAATGCCTATTAAATACGCTAGTGCCAAGAATTCGATTGCACAGTGTGATCGCTGTGGATTTAGATATAAGTTAAAACAACTTAAAAGATTGGTTATTAAGACCAAAAATGTTAATATACTTGTATGTCCTGAATGCTGGGAACCGGATCAACCTCAGTTAAGCTTAGGTTTATACCCAGTTAATGATCCGCAGGCAGTGCGTAATCCAAGACCTGATAGTCCTAGTTATTATCAATCGGGTTTAAATGGACTACAACTAACAGAACAAACTGGTCCAGGTGTGGATTCAACAGGGGTTCCGATGGGCGGTAGTAGAATTATACAATGGGGCTGGAATCCAGTAGGCGGAGCTAGTTTCTTTGATGCGGCATTAACACCTAATTATTTGGTAGCAACCGGTGTAGTAGCAAGCGTAACAGTAACAACAACATAAGGAGAAGTAACATGGCATATAAATCAGGAGCTGATGGTATTACTAAACAAGGTAAAACTAAAGGTAAAAATTTAGGCAATGACGGCGCTAAAGTAGGTATTGAAAAGGGTCCTAAACATGCAGGTTCTAAAGGCGGCAAAAAGAACATTGACATGAAAACTATGGGTCGTGGTATGGCTAAAGTTGCAGCACAGAAAAAGGGATAATAATCATGGCAGAATATAAACAACCTATCGTTGTGCCTAATGCGGATATTGGTTTATCACAAGATCCTAATAAGTTAAAGTCACAAGACCTTAATTTTAAAACTGGTAGACAACGTGTAAGCGCAGGCGATCCTGCTCGTAACGATGTTAAGACTGATGGTATTACTATTCGTGGTTGTGGTGCAGCTACTAAAGGTACTAAAGCTCGCGGCCCAATGGCGTAATAAATGAATTACACCCAGTTAGTTAACGAAATACAAAGTTATACTGAGAATACGTTTCAAACCGTAGATATAAATACGTTTATATCTCAAGCTGAACAAAGGATATATAACTCTGTACAACTTCCTGCCTTACGTAAAAACGTAACAGGCACAACTACATCTGGTAATAAGTATTTGGCTATGCCTACAAATTGGTTAGCTACATTTAGCTTAGCTATTATTAATGCTAGTAATGAGTACACATATCTTTTAAATAAAGACGTAAACTTTATTAGGCAGTCGTTTCCTGATACAGATTCAGAATTTTATGGTGAGCCCGCGTATTACGCAGTATTTGATCAAAACTCCTTTATTATGGGACCTACACCAGATGCTTCATACGCAGTTGAGCTTCATTACTTTTATTATCCTGAGTCTATTACAACAGTATCAGGTGGACAAACTTGGTTAGGCGATAATTTTAGTTCTGCATTACTTTATGGGTCGTTGTTAGAAGCATACACCTATATGAAGGGTGAAGCTGATGTCATGAATACTTATAAAGCTCGATACGACGAAGCTATGATATTGTTGAAACAACTTTCAGACGGCAAAGATAGACAAGATGCATATAGGAGCGGGCAGGTTAGATACCCAGTTAAATAATGGCAATAGGACAAACCCAAACTACTATATTTAAACTTAATTTGTTAAAGGCGCTAGAGAACTTTAATGTAGGAACTCCTTATACATACAAAATAGCGCTTTATACAGCTAATGCTACTTTGAATGAGACTACTACTGCATATACTACAGAAGGCGAAATTACTGGTACTGGATATGTAGCAGGGGGTAAGAATCTAACAATAACAGGGTTAGGAAGTGATACAACTAATAATACAGCGTATGTATCCTTTGTAGATGTAACTTGGAGCCCTGCAAATTTTACTACTGCCGGAGCTTTGATATATAATAGCACTACAAATGCGGCTGTTTGTATATTAAATTTTGGTAGTGATAAAACAGCAACAAGTACATTTACAATAACGTTTCCATCAGCAACATCAACAACTGCTGTATTACGAATTAATTAAGGAGTCAATTATGAATCAAAGAGAACAAGGCGGATTTGGCGATCAAGCTACCATCACGTTAAATGCGGGTGCTAAAGCTAATGAAACTGTAGGTATTGAAGGCGTTTACAAAGTTGAATGCCGTGACAAAGACGGTAATTTAAAATGGGAAGATTCGTTTCCTAATCTAGTAGTTGCAGTTGGTAAACAACTCTTATTAGACACATTATTAAAAGGCGCTAGTTACTCAGTAACAGGTCCGTTTTTAGGTCTTACAAGCGCATCTTTAACACCAGCAGCTACAGATACTATGGCTACTATTGTCCCATCTTCTGAATTTACTAACTACACAGTGCTTGGTTCAGCAGTACGTGGTACAGCAGCATTTGCTTCAGCAACATCTACAGGTACAACACCAACAAACGTAACTACTTCAACAGCAACTGCGATTACTTACACTATTACAGGTGCAGGTGGTACAGTTTATGGATGTTTCTTAGTTACAGGTACTGGCGCATCAAGTGCTCAAGGTAATACAGGCGGTACATTGTACAGCGTAGGTAACTTCGCAACTGCTAAAATTACAACAGCAGGTGATACAGTAAGCGTTACATATTCAGCAACTGCTACAAGCTAAAGGAGCTTAAATGGCTCTTGTAGTCAAGGATCGGGTACAGGAAAACTCCACGACTAGTGGTACCGGCACACTCACGCTCTCCGGGGCAGTGCCTGGGTTTCAGTCCTTTGCTGTTATTGGTAATGGCAATACTACTTTCTATACTATCTATGATAATGCAGCTCAGGTATGGGAAGTAGGTGTTGGTACTTATACTTCTTCAGGTACTACTTTATCTAGAGATACGGTACTATCAAACTCATCTGGTACTACTTCACCTATTAGTTTAGCTGGTAATACCGTTTCCGTATTTGTCACTTACCCTGCGGAAAAATCAGTCAATCTAAATGCATCGGGTAATGTTAGTCCATTAGGCACTGTATCTTCTGGTACTTGGCAAGGTTCAACTATAGCTGTAGCTTATGGTGGTACAGGTGTTACCGCTTCTTCTGGTGCTAACTCTGTAATGTTACGAGATGCTAATCAAAACGTAGCTGTAAACCGACTTAATCAATCTAATACAAATACATCAGCTGCAGGCGGTACAACGGCTTTAACAGCAGCTTCTAGTTATTCCCAAACACTTAATGGTACTGGCAATCAGACTTATACAATGCCAGATGCAACTACGCTAACAACAGGTGTAGCGTTTGTATTTAATAACAATGCAACAGGTACCCTAACACTACAAGATTATTCTACTGGACCTATTGGAACAATTACTACTGGTGGTGCTGTTGAACTTGTTTTACTAGCTAATGGTACTGTTGCGGGTACGTGGGATGTACATGGATTTCTTCCTGAAAACGTTACATGGGGAACCAATGCTTTAAATCTTGGTTCTACTGTTATTACAAACGGCACATGGAACGGTGGCACAATAGGAACTGCTTATGGTGGTACAGGGTTAACTTCTTTCTCTGCAGCTAACTACGCATTATATTCAACATCAAGTTCAGCTTTAACAGCAGGTACATTACCCGTAGCAGCAGGTGGTACAAACGTTACTTCATTTACAGCTAACGGTATTGTATATGGTAATGGCACATCTGCATTAGGTGTTACAGCAGCTGGAACTACAGGACAAGTATTAGTAGGTAATACAGGATCAGCTCCAACATGGGGTACTTTATCAGGCTCAGCAGTTACAACGTTCCAAACTTCACTTAACGGATTAACACCAAGTACAGCTACATCAGGTGCTGTTACATTAGCAGGCACATTAGGTGCTACGTCAGGCGGTACAGGATTAACTTCGTATACGACTGGTGATATTATCTATGCTTCAGCTTCAAACACATTAGCTAAATTACCTATAGGCACTAGCGGACAAATACTTAGTGTAGCTTCAGGCATTCCTTCATGGATAGCTAATACAGCTTCTGGTGTTTCATTCGTAGTAACAAATATTACTGCATCTGCTAGCCAAACAACCTTTACAGTGACTTACACGGTAGGTCTAATAGAGGTTTATAGAAATGGTGTTAAATTAGCTATTGCTGACTATACAGCATCTAACGGTACTACGATTGTTTTAGCAACACCAGCTAATGCAGGAGATGTGATTGAAGTTGTAGCGTTTGGTGCGGTTAACACGGCAGCCGTAATTACAGCAGAAGACTTTAGTGGTACAGGCTCTCAAACAGTATATACGATGTCTGTCACACCAGCTAACTCAGCATCAGTCATTATAGCTATATCAGGTGTAGTTCAAGACCCAAGCACATATACAGTATCAGGAACCACCTTAACATTCTCAACAGCACCTCCAGCAGGTACTGACAATATTTCATGCCGTTATCTAGCTTTACCTACGACAACTACAGGAACTGGGGCTGTAATTAATGCAACTAATGGTATAATTATTAATAACCAAACTATCTCGGCTTCTTATACAATACCTGTAGGCAGTAATGCCATGAGTACGGGCCCTGTAACTGCAGCAAGTGGTGTAACCGTTACTGTCTCAGCAGGCAGTAGATATATTGTTATTTAAGGATAAAAATTGGCATCTCAAATAAACGCAAGTAATTCTGGATTTGGAGGCATAGTTTCTACTGGAGATTCTAGTGGTGTATTGCAACTTCAAGCCGCAGGAACTACGATTCTTACCTTAAGCTCTACTGCAGGAACTCAAATTTCTTCTTGGACAACAGCAGGTAGACCGTCAAGTCCTGGAAATGGAAGTATTGGATATAACACAACTACTAATACATGGGAAGCATATAATAATGGAGGATGGATTCCATCAAACCCAAATATAGTTACAAACTATCAACAATTTACAGCATCTGGAACTTTTACACCTGCAGCAGGAGTAAGAAATATTCAACTTCTTGTAGTTGGTGGTGGTGGAGGTGGTGGTTCTGTTGGAGGCGGTGGTGGTGGAGCTGGAGGCGTATTATATATATCTAATTTTGCTGTAACCCCATCTGTAGGAATTACTGTGACTATTGGTAGCGGAGGTGCGGCAAACATTAATGGTACTGATACATCTTTTGGAAGTATAAAAGCATACGGTGGTGGAAGAGGTTCATATGCAACAGACGTACCTTATGGAAGTGTTAATGGTCCATACGCAGGTGGAAGTGGTGGTGGAGCTGGTGCTTCATCAACTGCAATTGCTGGTGGAGCTCCTGGAAGCTCTCAAGGTAGTGCTGGAGGTATAGCTCCAGTTGCAGCAAATTACCCTGCTGGCGGAGGTGGTGGAGCTGGACAAGTAGGTCAAAATGGTGCATCTAGTGTGAATGGTAATGGTGGTGCTGGGCTTTATATACCTATATTTTCTGCTTATGGTGCTTCAGGATACTTTGGTGGTGGCGGTGCTGGTGGATATGGTGGTAATACAGCAGGAACAGGTGGATTAGGCGGTGGTGGCAATGGCAGAGACTATGGTTCAGGTATAAATGGAACAGCAAATACTGGAGGTGGAGGCGGAGGAGGATATGCTGGAACTTCTGGAACTGGCGGTTCAGGCGTAGTTATTGTTGCGTGGTATCAATAAATTAATTATTAAAGAGATAAAATAATGGCAAGCATAGTAGTCGCAGGAGATACATCAGGAACCGTAACCTTAGCTGCCCCAGCAGTATCAGGCACAACTACGCTCACCCTGCCTACAACAAGTGGGACTGTATTCACAAGTGCAAGTTCTGTAGCTTCTAGTCAGTTGCCAGTTGGAAGTGTGTTGCAAGTGGTTAATGCAACATATAATACTCAAACAAGTTCTACAGTTAATTCTTATGCTGACACAGGATTAACAGCAAGTATTACTCCATCAAGTTCATCTAATAAAATATTAGTAATAGTAAATCAAGTAAGTATATATAAAACTGGTGCTGATACTTCAGTAAATATATATTTAGTTAGAAATTCTACTAATATTGTTCAGTTTGGTAGACTTGTTTCTGGAACAGGAGATACAAGTAATGTGATGACTTCAACAGGAACATCTTATTTAGATAGCCCTGCTACAACATCTAGTGTTACATATAAAACACAATTTAATAATGATACTCCTGCTGGAACTGTTTATGTGCAATTTAGCGGTGGAGTTTCAACAATAACTCTTATGGAAATAAAAGCATAATGGATAAACATCAAGCTATATATAAACTAAATCCTAACGTTACCCATATTCGTGGTGATATTGCATACAATAAAGATAATAACGAAGTAACCTATGATAACAATGCTGTAGAAGCTCTCATGGCTGCAGAAGCATACAAAGAACTACGTTCAAAAGAATACCCAGATTTCAAAGATTACTTAGATGGCATCGTTAAAAATGACCAAGCACAAATTCAAGCTTATATTGATGCGTGTTTAGCAGTAAAAGAAAAATACCCTAAAGGACAATAATGGCACTCATACTTACAGGAGCATCAGGATCAAGTACACTAGATAGTTCTACAGGATTAGCTGTGGCTACTTGGACTACAGGTACACGCCCGTCTGCTCCTGTGACTGGACAACTTGGTTATAATACAACGACAGGGCAGTTAGAAATATATAATACTCTTGGTGGATGGGTAAATGCTGGTACAACAGGCATACAATACACTGTTACTTATTTAGCAGTAGCTGCTGGAGGAGCTGGTGGTGTTGGTGGAGGAGCTGGTAGTGGATCTGGTGGTGGCGGCGGTGGGGGACTTATTGCTTCTACAGCTATAGTAGCTAAAGGCAGCGTAGTTACTATTACAGTTGGTGCTGGCGGAGCTTCTACAGCTAATGCTGCAAATACAAGTGCTGGTAGTGGATCAAACACAACCATTACTGGAGCATTTTCAGCTACTGCGGTAGGTGGTGGCGGTGGAGTTAATACATCTGATACAAGTAGTGTTATTGCTGGTAGCGGAGGATCAGGAGGTGGAGGAGGTAGAGGACCTTCAAACGGCAGTAATCCAGGCGGATCTGGTACATCTGGGCAAGGAAATGCTGGAGGAAGTGGATTTCACGCTGCGGGAGTTTCATCTTGTGGAGCAGGGGGCGGTGGAGCAGGAGCTGTCGGAGGAAATGCTGGAACTTCATCAAATGGATCAGGGGGTGTAGGGTTATCTAACTCTATTACAGGTTCATCTGTATTTTATGCTGGTGGCGGAGGCGGAACAGGAGATCAAGGTACAGCAGGTACTGGCGGAACAGGCGGTGGTGGGAATGGGAATAGATCAGGAGGAGGCGTTTCTGGAACAGCTAATACAGGTGGTGGAGGTGGAGGTGGAAGTTCAAGTACTGGAGGTGGTGGGGGTTCAGGTGTAGTTATTTTATCCGTACCAACAGCAAATTACTCTGGTACAACTACAGGTTCACCAACAATAACTACATCTGGTTCAAACACAATTATTAAATTTACAGCAAGCGGTTCTTATACTGCATAACAAGGAGAAAACAATGTCGCATTTTGCAAAAGTAGTAGACGGTAAGGTTACACAGGTCATCGTGGCTGAACCAGAATTTTTTGATACATTCGTAGATTCAAGTCCTGGTACTTGGATTCAAACAAGTTATAATACACATGGTAATCAACACCCAGAAGGTAGACCTTTAAGAGGTAACTACGCTGGAATTGGTTACACATACGATGCAGTAAACGATGTATTCATTGCCCCTAAACCTTTTAATTCTTGGGTTATAAATGAAGACACTTGGTTATGGGAAGCTCCAACACCTATGCCAGATGATGGCAAAGTATATGAGTGGGATGAAGAAACAACTTCTTGGAAAGAAGTAGACTTAGGATAATAAATGACAAATGCAGTCAATCTATCAGCACTAGGTTCTAACGGAGGAACATCAGTTTCTACGTGGACTACAGGAACTCGTCCAGCTTCGCCTTTAACAGGGCAGACTGGATTTAATACTACATTAGGCTCATTAGAATCTTATAATGGTAGTGCTTGGGTTTCAGGTGGAGGACTAAATACACAAGCTGTTCAAACTACAGGATTTACAGCAGTAGCTGGTAACATTTATCCATGCAATACAACAAGTGCTGCGTTTACAGTTACTCTTCCTGCAAGTCCTACAGCGGGTAACCAAATTCAACTTATAGATTATGCTGGTACGTTTGCTACAAATAACTTAACTTTAGGTCGTAACGGATCAAACATTACTGGCGCTGCAATAAATTATGTATTAACAACTAATCGTGAAGCTATCATATTAACTTATATAGACGCTACACAAGGCTGGGTAGTATCATCGGCTGCTTACACTACATCACCTCTTACTTTTCCCCCATATACATTGACTTACCTTGTTGTAGCTGGTGGAGGTGCTGGTGGTGCTTGGGGTAATGCTGGAGGAGGAGGTGGAGCTGGAGGATACCTTGCTTCATCAGTTTCTAACACTACAGGTGTGGTATATACAGTAACTGTAGGAGGAGGAGGAGCTGGTGGGTCTGGTAGGGGAGCAAGTGGTGTAGCATCTTCTTTAGTGGGCGGTTCAACTTCTGTAAGTGCTGTAGGTGGTGGTGGTGGTGGTTGTGCTTCTGGTGGAGGCGGCCCAGCTAATGGACTTTCTGGAGGTTCAGGCGGTGGTGGCGGCTCATGGGATGGAGGACTTTTTGGTTCTGGAGGTGCTGGAACAGCTGGACAAGGTAATGCTGGCTTTGCAGGAACTACCGCAAGTACATCTTCTGGAGGAGGTGGTGGTGGAGCTGGAGCAGCAGCAACTGGAGTTAATGGCGGTATAGGATCACAAAGTTCTATAACAGGAACTGCAACATATTACGCAGGTGGTGGTGGTGCTGGCGTTGATTCTCGTGGAGGCGGTGCACAAGGTGTAGGGGGCTCTGGTGGAGGAGCTACTGGAAGCAATACAACTACTCCTGCCGCAGCTACAGCTAATACGGGTGGTGGTGGTGCTGGTGCAGCATATGCGGGATCAGGTAATGGTAGTAATGGTGGTTCAGGTGTTGTAATATTATCTGTACCAACCGCAAATTATTCTGGTACAACTACAGGTTCACCCACAGTAACCACATCAGGTGCAAACACAGTTATGAAATTTAACGCTTCAGGTAGCTATACATCATAATGAAAACATTTATTAGAACAGAATTCTTAAAAGACTTAACCATTTGTGATCGTTTAGTAGAATACTATAAAAATAGCGATGAAAAAGCTGCAGGTAAAATTACAGATAAAGATGGAAATAAAGTAATTGACCCAAGTAAAAAAGCTTCTACTGATGTTTATTTAAATGAGTCCCCTATTGCACATGAATATTGTAATGAATTGCAAACTATACTTAGCCACTATACTGAAGAATATAAATTTAGTAATGATGTAGCACCATTTGGATTAACAGAAAGAATTAATATTCAACATTATAAAGCCAATGAAGCTTTTCATAAATGGCATTGTGAACGTAATTCTAATGTTGGAGCAAGCGCATCAAGACACTTAGTATTTATGACTTATTTGAATGATGTTGCTCAAGGTGGTGAAACAGAGTTTTATTATCAAGAGTTAAAGATCAAGCCACAAAAAGGCTTAACTGTAATATTCCCTTCTGATTGGACGCATACACACAAAGGCCTTTCATCAAATGAAGAAAAGTTTATTGTAACAGGCTGGTTTAATTATCTATAACAATATGAAACAGCATAAGGATAAATCATGGCATTAACACAGGTACCACCAGCGCTTTTAACTTCCACTACAGGAACAGGATCAACTGTTGTTTTAAGTGCGTCCCCTACATTTACAGGTACAATAACAACTCCTGGTGTAACCTTTTCAGATGCAAGTTCTCAGACAGCTGCAGCGTCACCTTATGTGCTAAAGAACCGTATTATAAATGGTGATATGAGGATTAATCAAAGAAATGCTACTGTTACTATTACTAACGCTGATACATACTCTGTAGATAGGTTTTTTGGTACAGGTCAAGCATCAGATGGAGTATTTACATTACAGCAATCAACAACCGCACCTACAGGATTTAATAATTCTTTATTAGCAACTGTAACAACAGCAGATAGTTCTATAGGTTCATCCCAATATTATCTTTTTATTCATAGAATTGAAGGTTATAACATTGCTGATTTAGGTTGGGGAACTGCAAACGCTAAAACAGTTACACTTTCTTTTTGGGTTAGAAGCTCAGTAACAGGTACTTTTGGTGGGTCTTTAAGAAACTCAGCAGCAGATAGAAGCTATCCATATAGTTATACAATATCAGCAGCAAATACTTGGGAACAAAAAACAATTACTATTGCTGGTGATACAACAGGAACTTGGCTTACAGATAATGGAATAGGAATTAGTATTGCATGGTCACTAGGTGATGGTTCAAGTAGATTAAATACTGCTGGTGCATGGGCTGCAGGAAGTTATAGTGGAGCAACTGGACAAACAAATTTAATAGCAACAAACGGAGCTACATGGTACATCACAGGTGTCCAACTAGAACAAAACACATCAGCAACACCGTTTGAACGCAGACTTTATAATCAGGAATTGGCTAACTGTCAGAGGTATTGTATTGTTTATCAAAATAATGCTGCAAGTGTAGGCGACAATTTTAGATTTTTTGGTGGAATTTATAATACAACAACTGGATTATGTGCAATTTGTTTTCCAGTTCCTTTAAGAGTAGCTCCAACGGGCGTTACCGTAAGTGGAACTTTTAATTTTTTTACAAACAATGCTTCAGCTGCTTATTCTACTATAGGATTTGATGTAGCAAGCACAAAAACAGCAGATGTAGCGATTACTGGAACTTCATATACAACAAATGCTATTGCTATTTTATCTTCTTCAACAAATGCAAAAATTGAATTTACTGGGACTGAATTATAATGTATAAACAGTACAAAACACTTGAAAATAAAGATGCTATTATTAAAATTAATAATGATGGTTCAATGACAAGTTTTGTATTTGACCTAGCTAACACAGACTACCAAGCCTACCTTAAATGGCTTGAAGAGGGTAACGAGCCCTTACCTGCGGACAAATAATGTTTGGATACGCTGCCTTTGCTCAACCTACATTTGCTTCCTTAGCGGGTAATGCGATTGTATTTTCTTTAGTTGAGAATATTGGGGTAGCAGATGCAAACGCACAAACATCGGCATTTACACAAAGTATTGCAGAGAATATCGGGGTTCAAGATTTAAATTCTTTTGCTGGAATATTCATTGCTACACTAAATGAGAACGTAGGATTAGCAGACGCAAGTACACAAGCATCAACGTTCCTACAAAGTATGACAGAAAATGTAGCTGTTAACGATGTAGAAAATATAAGTGCTCAGTTTAGTGCATCAGATACAGAAAACATTGGTGCTCAAGAAGAAGCTATACCTTACTTTGCAGCGTTACAAAGCATTACAGAAAATGCAGATCTAAACGACGTTGAAACCATAGCTGCAAACTTCTTAGCATCAGACACAGAAGACGTAGGCGTAGACTCAACACAAACCGTGACTGCTCAATTCGCAGTGTCTAGAACTGAGAATATAAATCTAGCTGATTTAAATAGTATCGCTGCTAACTTTAGTGTTACAAGAGCAGAAAACATTACGCTGAACGATTTAAAAACAATTATCTCAATATTTACGTTTAGTATTACAGAGAACATTAACGTGGCTGATACCAATACTTCATCAGCTAACTTCTTACTAAGCCGTACTGAGAATATAGGGGTAAATGACTCTTACACTGTGGTAGCTAATTTCGCTACTTCTATTACAGAGGCTATTACGCTACTTGATGATCTATGCTACAACGGCTGGTTTAAGATTGATGATAGTCAAACACCTTCATGGGCTGCTATAGGAGCTGCGCCTGCTGGGGTCTGGGTTGATGTAAACGATGCACAAACACCAAGTTGGGGCGTAATTGATACATCACAGCCTTGTAAATAAGATATAATACGGATAACTAAAATAAAGGATTTATTATGGCAAGTACCTATTCAAACCTCAAAATAGAACTTATTGGTACAGGTGACCAGTCGGGTACCTGGGGTGTAACTACAAACACAAACTTAGGCACCGCAATTGAAGAGGCCATTACAGGAACAGCGGATGTTACCTTTGCAAGTGCTGACGTTACCCTAACTTTAACTAATACTAACACAGCTCAAACTGCGCGTAATTTACGCCTTAACCTAGTAGGTACAGTAGCAGCTGCTCAAAACTTAATTGTACCTAGTATTGAAAAGCAATACATTGTTAATAACACATTAGGTTATGACATCACAGTTAAGAACTCAACAGGTACCGGTGTGGCAGTGCCTGCTGGTAAATCTATGATTGTGTTTAACACTGGGTCAAACGTAGTTGAAGTATCTACTGCTTTAGCTACAGGCACAGTGATCCCCGTGGCAAACGGCGGTACAGGAGTTACGACATCAACCGGTACTACAAACGTTGTACTAAGTAATAGCCCAACACTCACAGGTACACCTCTAGCACCCACTGCAGCACCAGGTACAAGTACAACTCAAATTGCAACAACAGCATTTGTACAAAACGTAGCTGGCGGATTAGGTACTATGTCTACACAAAATGCTAACGCTGTAGCTATTACAGGCGGCAATATTAATGGTACTACAATAGGTGGTACAACAGCAGCAGTAGGTACATTTAGTACTTTGAATACAGCTAATGCAGTTATTACAGGTGGTACTTTAACTAACGTAACTGTGTCAGGTACTAATATTGGTACTAACGCTTCGGGTAATAAAACAATTTCAACTGGCACTCCAACCGGCGGTTCAGACGGAGACATTTGGTATCAAGTATCATAATGCCAAAACTTTATGCAAAACAATCTGGTGTTTGGAAACAAGTACAACGTCTGTATGTCAATCAATCAGGAACTTGGAGAACGGTCAATCTAGGGGCTATTACTCAAAGTGGTATTAACAAACAATTTTATCCAGATACAATAGGCCCTACATCTTATGCTACTGCGGGTACATATACTTATACAGTACCTGCTACAGTGACTTCCATAAGTGTTGCTGTTACGGGTGGTGGTGGTGCAGGACAAGTATCTTATTTTGATGGTGGCTCATGGACTCAAGTTGCTGGCGCTGCTGGGGGTAATTCTACAGTAACTAACGGTACTTGGACGATGACTTCTAATGGTGGTGGAGGTGGATCATCAGGTGGATCAGGCGGTACTGTATCTATATCGGGTGCGTCTTCAACTATACTTAATCAAACAGGTGGAAGTAAGTCAGGAGGCACTGGAGGCAGTTCATTTTATGGATCGGGCTCTGCACAAGGTGGAGACTTTTCTAAACCTGCTACACCAAGTTCAGGTGCAGGTGGCGGTGCTGGGTTTCAATATGACGGACCACAAAACTATGGTGGCTCAGGTGGCGGTACAGGGTTTGCAGTATTTGCAGTAACACCCGGTCAAACAATTAATATTACAGTAGGCGCAGGTGCTACAGGTGCTAGTATAGATTATACTAAAGGATCTAATCACGGATCATACGCAGGTAATGGTGGTTCAGGCTTTGTATCTATTACACCGTTAGGTGCTAACGTAACAACATATTCAACCTCAGGTACTTATAGTTACACAGTACCTAGTGGAGTTACTTCGTTAACTACTACAGTAGTTGGAGGCGGTGGTGGCGGTGGATGGCCTTCATCAGGTAGAGATGGCGCTTCTGTCGGTGGTGGTGGAGGAGGCGGAGGTGGTGGAGGTAATTCAACAGGTTCTATAGCTGTTACTCCCACAGAAGTATTAACTATTACAGTAGGAGTAGCAGGCGCTGCTGGCGGTGGTGGATCTGGCCGTACAGGCGGTACTGGAGCTACTGGTGGAACATCAAGTATATCTCGCGGGGCTACAGTATTAATATCAGCTAATGGTGGTACAGGTGGCGGTGGCGGTACTGGAGATGGAAATTTAGGTGGTGCTGGAGGAGCTGGCGGTTCAGGGTCAACTTCAAACGGATCAAGTGGTGTTGCAGGATTACCTGCTGACGGTGCTGGATGGTCAACTGGCGGTGTTGGAGGTGCTTCAGCAGTAGGAGCTGGAGGTACAGCCGGAAGATATAGTACGCCGGGTGGTGTCGGAGGTACTGGTGGTGGCGGAGGCGGTGGATCATCTTCAGGATTTAGCCCTAATGATTCTGAAATACCGGGTGCTGCTGGCGGTCCTGGTTATATAAGTATTACGCCTGTAAGCCCTAATGTAATTACTTACACATCTGCTGGGTCATACTCATTTACTGTCCCTGCTGGTGTTACTTCTATTATTACAACAATAGTGGGTGCAGGGGGCGGTTCAGGTGCTACTAACTCATCAGGGCAAATTTTTGCATCGGGTGGCGGGGGCTCAGGCGGATATCGTCAAAACCAAACTATTGCTGTAACTCCAGGTGAAACACTTAGTATTACAGTCGGAGGAGGCGGTTATGGTGGTAACTATAGATTTAATAGTAACTATCAATATGCGCCTAACAATCCCGGAACATACGACGGCGGCCCAGGAGGAAGTTCTACTATATCAAGAGGCGCTACGGTATTATTTACCGCTACAGGTGGTGGAGGCGGAATAAGTATGGGATCTGGTGGCTCAGCAGGTTTACCTAGTGGTGTTGCGGGTACCGGAGGTGCAATTGATACAGGTGTATGTAATACGTTAATGCGCGGTGGTGTAAATGCTTTAGGCTTAGGTAGCGGAGGTAACAACCCTCAATGTGCAGTAGGCGAGCCTGGTAATACTGGTTTTGTATCTATTACTTATTAGGATTATTATGAAAATATTAATTGGTGTTTTAATTACTCTTTGTTTACTTGTTTGCATACATCAAGCACATGCAGAAACTACGACAATCAATCAAAAGGGGATGCCAGTTCCCTCTGCTATGGCACCTAGTATGTCTGCGTTTTCACAAGATGTTTGTGCAGTACCTATTAGTGCAGCGGGTAATTTAGGTTTTATTTCTTTATCAGGTGGCACAGTTTTACTTGATGAGAACTGCGTAAAAATTAAGTTAGCAAAAACATTAAATGATTTAGGACTTAAAGTGGCTGCCGTATCGGTGCTATGCCAAGATCCAAAAGTATGGGACGCGATGGAGATGAGTGGTTCACCATGTCCTATGGGTGGGTCTGTAGGTCAAGCTGCTAAGAAAGCTTGGTTCCAACGTAATCCTGAAAGGTTCAAAAAATTATATGGCGAGGATTATAATATTCCTGCTTCTACTTCTACTAAGGAATAATGCGTATGCTTGGTCATGCTCGTTTGCAAATACAGAAGAAGGTTGGTATCTTCAAGGATCAATGCAGTGTCAAGGTATTGACCCTCAAGACGCTTTGCAAAACCATTATTGTTCATGGTATAGACCGGGTGATCCTTATTGCTCAATATATCAAGTCCCAGTGTGTAGCTCTCAAGTTGAGTATAGAACTTTGTCTTGCCCAATTAACCAATCAGGTGCCATTAATGAAACTAGGTCTTATGACTGTACTGCACAAACTTGGGCAGGTTGGACAACAACTTCTAACAACTGCACACCAAATCCGCCAACATGTATTGAATCTACTGAAACGAGGCAGCTAACATGTTCAACTGGATTCGAGGGATTATTACAAGAACAAAGAACTTCGATTTGCTCGGATCCGTATGGTTCTCCAATTTGGACTGCATGGTCAACAATATTAGATACTTGCAAGATGACGTCGACGAACTTAAACAACCCAACATCGCCAATCAGTCCGATAAGCCCGACAAATCCGAACAGCGTTCTGAACCAAGTCACAACTGCGCCCATCATTCAGCCCGAACCTGTAATTGTACAGGACATGACTGCGTTGACAACGACAACGACGGAAACACCAGCTACTTCGGTAGCAACCGTAAAGAGCGAATCAAGTGGGGGGACGTCTGCACCAAGCCCCGCAAGTACTACGACGACGTCGGGTACAGATAAGAAAGATAATCCTAAGGGCGTTGATGTGCCTAAAGGGAAAGAAATAGTACCAGGATTTGGCATCGTAATGTCGATGCAGCTTTTAAACTCAGGCTACAACCTGCAGCAAATGCAAATAGAAGAATCAATTAAACTTATACAGGAACAAGAATATGGACGACAACAAAACATACTCCTTGAATTTATCAGCGCAAATGATACTGGGACTTATCTTATCAGTGCTAGTGCCAATAGGTGGCGCAGTATATTACGGGATAACCCTCTTCAACGATTTGACCTCGACGATTGAGGAAGTAAAAAAGATGAGCTCTGTTGAGACTCGTATTGTAGTTTTAGAAGATAGATCACGTTCTACTGAGCGTCAATTAGTTGATGTGATGATGTCTAACAATCGTGCATTAGAAAAAGCTAACGAAGCTTATGGTCGTGCTAT